CCTTTGAGTCCACCACCCGTGAGTGCGGCGAAATGAACGAGCACACGGGGTTCTTGCTGTGAATAGTCAAAGCTGCCCCATGTGCATCCTTCTTTAGGCACAAAGATGGAACGAATCAATGGCCCAAGCTCTTTATTGCGAGAAGGCACTTGCTGTAAATTTGGATTCGAGTACGAGAACCGTCCGGTCACCGTCCCCCCTCCGTCTCCTCGCATCTGATGAATTTCTGCGTGAATTTTACTGTGTACAGAATGTGTAAGAATTGTGTCAATGAATGTGGTTCTGGCTTTATTAATCTCGCGTGCTGTTACCACCATCCGTGCCAGTGGATGCCTGTGCGAGGTTAGAAAATTCTTATCAAACTTGGGCTGTCCGGATTTTGGTGTGCGGTCATATCTGATATTTAGTTTATCAAATGCTTTAGCAACACTCACCGCCGCCCAGATATCAACATCAACGCCGGTATCTTCCTTGATTGCCTTTAGAATTTTTTTCTCGCGTATGATCAAATTCTTTTTAATGGAATCCGCTTTTTCCAGATCCACGTTAACGCCTTCCCATTTCATGTCAATGAGACAAGGCAAGAGCCTCGTCTCTAGATCAAAGATGCTACTAAGTTCCTGTTTAATAAGCTCTGGCTTGAAATATTGCCATAGGCGCAGTGTTAAACTGGCGTCCTGTTCGGCATAGGGACCAACATGCATGGGCGGGAGTTTCCACATTTCCGCCTTAGCATCAACGCCCCATTCTTTAGCGGCTTCATAGAGCAAGGTTTCGGATTTTGTTTCTTTGAGATAATCTTTTCCAAGCTCATTCAGTGAATATCGAAATCTGTTTTCATCAATCAAGGGAGCGGCAATCATCGTGTCGATGATGCGTCCGTTTACCTTTAGTCCCCATTGACGTAGCCATCCCACATCATACATGGCGTTATGAAATATTTTATCGCATGGCAGTTCCAGAATTTTCTTTAGCGCTTTCTTAAAAAATTTTTCATCGAAGTTTCCACCGCCCTCGTGACGCAAAGGAAAATATCCTTTCCATCCCTCTATTGCAATCGCAACACCGGCAATATAACCATTACCTGTTGCCCATCCAGGCCCGTTTGTTTTTAAATCTGGATCATTTGTTTCCAAGTCAATCGCAATTTCTTTTGCCTCGCGTAACTCTGGAATGCGCTCCGGAGGAAGCCATTCGCTTGGTGGTTGAAATAATGGTATCTGTGTCATTAGTCCTCCTTCATGCAGGTTCTAAGGCGGCTAAAGAAGTCTCGGCAATGCTTCCGCCAAGCATCACCTTTTATTGTAAATGTTTGAAACTTGTGATCATGCGTTGCAATCAACACAACGCCTTTCCTTATTTTTGTCTTGCACATACGGTTATGCGCCATGCCATAGGCGGCCATTTGTGTAAAATAATTCTTGATGGAATCATAGTGTTCCAGTTGTGGTTTTCTTTTTTGCTTGAAATCAATAATGCATGGTTCATCCTCATAGATGCCAATCAGATCGGCAATGCCTCTGTAGTAATCGCCAAAATGCACACGGGCCTCTACGCCCCATACTTCTTGAAGTTTATCTTTCAATCCTTTTGTAATAATAAGTTTAGCAAGTTTCGTTGCCAGTTTTTTATTGGGATTGAAGTTATATAGTATGTCACCTTTTTCATTTTTTATTTTTCCTTCCAAATAGGAGTGCATACTTTTACCAACAGCAATGGAATGGGCGACAATACGATCTGCTTCTTCATCTCCAATTTTCTTTCGCCATTTTTCTAGAAAGGACTTGTCGCTTGTTCGATCAAGAATACGAGAAGGAGAAAGCAATCGTGCCTCCGGCCATCCATAGTTTTTTAAATATGTTTTATTATGCTTAAACATCTTTTGATTTAATATACTCCGCTGTTTCTCTTCCTCTTCTTGTTCCTTCATCCTCATCATCTTTCCATCCAACTGTATCCTGTATTTCTCCTGCAATGGCGGCGTATCCTGCCATATCAATATAGCAATCCTCTGTTCGCCTGTGCTTTAGTCGTGCCACTTTGACGAGTAGCATACAGACGGCCGCTTGTTGCGCTGTAACTTTGTGTCCTAAAAAAGTACTCCATAGGTCCGCAATGTTTTGATGATTAATTGTCTTATCGCCATAATCCATATGGCGGTCACCACTAATGATTTTAATTGTCTTTTCTAAATACTCTTTACTCTTCATTTTTTATCTTCATATCCTTTTGCATCGGGATGAGGAGCATAGTCATCTTTAATATGTGATCGCATTTCATTTCTTCCCCATTCTGCAACGGTTTCGGGAGTGATGGAATCTCGTAGCTTTTTTAATAATGCTTTTTCTTCCTCGGTCAGTATTATTCTTACCAGTTTATTCATTTTCTTTATACACTTCCAGTATTCGTCTACAGTCATCAAGTGTGACACCACTTTTTCTATTATTAAATTCCCATGAACAAAAGACAATATTTCCTTCTTCATAAGGAAGTCTAGTGTCTATTCGATCAACAGATATATTGGTGGGAGTGATTCCATTATACCCTTTTCCCATTGATTGTTTTGTAGTAAGTTTGACTCCACTATACTTGCAGTAGGGACCTTTCATAATTTTTTTATGGTTGTTCCATAATTCTAAAAGATGATCTCTGTTTTTAATAAAATTGATAGTTTCTCTTTTTTTGCTTGATTTTTTTATTGATTGCCATAAAATATTAAAAAACCCTTTTTCTGATTCTTTATATTTTAAATCATACTTTGCTCTATAAGTATTTGATCTATGATAAGGATGTTGCCATTCTTCCCTATGAAATCCGTCTCTGTTTATTTCTTTTCTAAATCGTATAAATATGTACCCATCTTCCCGTTTATCTTTATATTTTAAATTTCTTTTTAAACCTTTAACCATTAAAAAACCTCCGTGAATTCTCTATTTGATTTTGATCGAATAACATTTAAACTTTGCTTTGCCCGTGTCATACCAACATAAAATACTCTTCGTTCTTCATCTTTATTCAGCCAATACGACTCATCTGTTTTTTTAGACAAGTCTGTTAGTAGCATAACATTATCTGCCTCGCCACCTTTGGCTCCATGAATGGTAGACAGTTTGATCCGTGGATCATGAGTAATTTTTTGACCGCGACGAAGCACGGCTCGAATGTAAGTGGATTTAAGTCGTGGCATACTGTCGAATGCTTCAAACCACGGAAAGTTATTGTTGACCTTTAATCCATGTTCCTTGGTCAGTGTTCCGTAGTCATACATCTTTTCCCTGTCAGCCTTCTGCATGGTCTTGTGCCCGCGGTTTACGGACCTGTCCACCATGAGATAGTAATAAACATCCTTTACTTCCTTCAGGGACAGCTCGCCGCCCTTGCGGAGTTTTTCCCACGCCCTGATGGCGCGAATGGACTTGGCGTCCACGGAAGTCGAGCCGTTGCGCTGATAGTAATATCCCTCCAGCTTCAGTCCCTCCTCCAGCAGATCGAGATTGTACTTGTTGCGCGCCAGAATCAGCCATTCCCCCTGCATGAGCTTGTTTAACTGTTCGCTTGGATAATAATTGATTTCTCCCTGCGCGTCCCGTGCCGACCATTCCTTGTCAACGCGTGTCCTGACGCGGCGTATTAAATTGTTCGCTTTCCTGTGAATCAAGAAAGGGAGACGAAAGGACTCACTGAGAACTTTTCTTGTTCCCTTCATGTTGATCAGAAATTCTGGCCGTGCGCCGGCCCACTTAAAGATGGCCTGGTCGTCGTCACCGGCAATGTAAAGGCGCTTTGTTTTCTCCGCGATGCGCTTGACCATTTGCCACTGCAGCCAGCTCAGGTCCTGCGCCTCGTCAATGATCACCACGTCAAACTGCGGCAGATCATCAAGGTCTTTTTTGTTAAACTCAATCAGCATGTCGGTGTAGTCATACTTTCGTCTTGGATACTTGCCGCCAAACTTGTATTCCTGCATGGCGCGCTCAATGTAATCCAGTTTCAGCCAACCGCCCGGCAGGTGTCCCGTGTCCGGATGGTTAAACTGCTCGTGCGCCGTGACACCGTTAATTTTTGCGAGGTCAATGATGCGCGTGAAAACGTCATCGGGCAGACCGGCGCCGTATGACTTGATTTTTTTATTGGGATTGCTTAACTTGATTTGCAACTTGTTGGAAAGAAATGCGTAGTCATCATCGTTCATGACATCCTCTTCCTTGAGGTACAGTTCCTTGTAGGCGAAACTGTGCAG